TTCTTCTTCAAGATTTTCATCATACTTCATACGCTCATCTTTATTCAAGAATAAGTATGCACCTGGTGTTGACGGTGAAGATACAAGGTCAAAACAAATTAATTCAAAATCTTCTTGAACTTCATTACGTTCACCCTTCTTTACTAACGAACCTACTCCACGAGATGATACACCCATAGTAACACCTTGTCTCATAAGGTTTGCTGCTTGGTCACCAGGACACGAAACAACACCACTTTGGTGGAAACCTGGTGAGGTTAATAATTTAATCTTACCCATTAATACATTTCCTTCCCACCACATATCTGTAATAAGGTGAGATACACGGTCCAAATCAATTAATGATGATTCAGGGTGATTAAGTTCTGAAATTGATAAACCTTTATCAATGGCTTGAGTATATTTCTCAGCTTCTCTTCTTAATATTTTTTCAGGGTAGATACGACCGTTTCTGTTTGGAGTATCATATTTTTGTAGAACAGCGTAAAATTCGAATGGTTTTGAATGGTCTAATTGTCCATAAGATTCTTTAATAACCTCTGCGTTTCTCCTATCATTTGGATTGATGAAACCTGCATCCCATTCAATCAATATACCTTTACCTGTATCGTTTGGACCTAATATTTTCATATCCTTTTATTTTATAAATATCTTATACTCTTAAATTAACGTCCCATTCAGTTATTTTAATCGGAGTAACTCTAAGTAGACTGTTTATTTTTTTTACAATAAACATCTTATAGTTATAAGCAAGTTCACTGTCGTTACCTTCACCTGACCAAAAAACATAATTCTTAGCAAATTGAGTTACATCTTGTCCCTCATATATTACTTCACCAATATTTACGTGAACAGTGATGTCTTTATCTTCTATACTACCTTCCATCAAAACTTCGTGTGGTATAACAATAGAGTCTCTCCATCCAAATTCATATGAGAAATTATTTGGGTCTATCCTATTATTAAGGTTATCCAAGAGCGTATTAGCCTCGGATAACCTTTTTAATTGTTTCTCTGTTATTAAGATTTTCACTTTTTATCTTTTAAGATAAATATGTTACACTTTTTCTTTTTTTGTTTTGTTTAATGTAAAATAGTTTGAGTTCATAAGTGGATAAGTATAAATTGTTTTAACAATATTCTTTATTTTATCTCTTAACATAATTGATTTGAACTCCATATGTTCCTTTAAAAATAAAGTAATTTCTAAATTCATAAAACTTCTTTTTCCTACTTGTATTCCACTACTTCTTAAGTCTAAGTCTACTATATTATGTTTTTCAAAAACTAATGGGTCAACAACATCTAATAAGTGATGTTTAATGTCTCTTCCTAACATACCCGTAACACTTTTCCAATTGTTAACTTCTTTTATGGGTTCTACCCAACTTTGTATTACAATATAAATTGATTTTAATTCTTTTGCATCTACAGTTCCATAACTACATTTAGCATTATCAAATCCCTTTAATTGGGACGTTTTACCTTTTTTCATATATTTTTTTCATATAAAAGTTTATTTATGTTGATAATTATAATCTATATTTTATACGATGTCAAAATATTGACGATTTAAGAATATTTATATATATTAAGGACAGTTATGATTATAATTAAAGTAGAAAAAAACGAAAACATAGATAAAGCTCTGAAACGTTATAAGTATAAGGTTTATAACACCAAACAAATTGAAAATATACGTGAAAGACAACAATACGTTAAGAAATCCGAAAAAAGGAGAAAACAAAAACAAAAAGCCAAGTATACACAAAAAATAAAGGGTTCATTATACTGAACCCTTTTTTAATTATAATATATTCTACTATTACAATCCTTGTTCTAGTTGTTTTAATTTATATAGTGATATTAATGAGATTTCAGACTCATTAATTTTTTCGATTGTTTTTTGAACTTTTTCGTGTAGTTCAGAATCTTTAGATTCATTTAATTTGACTTGTAATTTATCAATAACATTAAGTTTTGATTTTTTGATTTCCTCAATTAAAGATTTTTTATCTAAAGATAAAAGACTTTTTAATTCTTGTTTTTCTTCTTCAGATATATTACCATACTCTTTATTAAATGTGTTTGTTGCAATTTTTAACATTGAACTTAATGGAATGTTCATTGATTCATTAATTGTTTTTTGAACAGGTAATTTAATTACTGTGTTCTTAATTCTATTTTTACTTTCTAAAACTTTTTCAAGATTTTTTACTGTAGTATTATAAACCACAGAATCAATATCCGAGTAACTATTTTCGACAATTTTTGTTACATTTTCTGAAGCCCACATATTAATCTCGTTGATTTTATCTATATTATTTAAAACAATATTCTTAATTGTTTCAATACTTTCGTTTACATAATCGTCAACAATGTCTTTAGATAAACCTTTATTCTTTGAAAGTTCATCATATAAGAAATACGCTTCAGCAATTGATTTATTTTCAATAATGTTTTTCTTGAATGATTTCATATGGTTTTTAAAAGATGGTTTACCATATGAATTTGTCATTAAAGACTCTATATTAGATTTTATTTGTCCAAACTTATTCATAATGTTTTTTTATTATAAATATTAGTCATCTAGTAATGTTCTTAATTCATCCTCAATTTCACTTAAAGATTTACGTCCTTTAGATAAATCTAACTCAGTTTTTCCATTAATCATATCATCTTCTAATAATAAATTAAGGTCTTTTTCTTTTGTGCTCTCAGGAGTCACTTCACCACCGGTATCTCCACCAGTGTCACCACCACCTAAGTCACCGCTACCACCTAAGTCACCACCACCTAAGTCACCACCTCCGAAATCAGTTCCACCACCACCAAATCCCGTATCCGCAGGTTCAGTAGTTTCTCCTTCAGGTGCCCCATTATCGACAGGTTTGTTACCATATAACTTATCAATATTTGCAAATATTCCTGTTTTGGTAATAACCTCAGCCGTCTTTTCAAGTTCAGCACCAACAGCTTTTTCAATACGTTGTTGTTGTAAGTCAAGTTTGATTTCCTCATCAGAAAACCCAAGAATATGTTTCTTAGCCCACGATGTTGAAACAGGTTGAATTCCATTACCTGGGTCAGAAACGGCATCTTTATAAAGTTGAATTTTAGTTTGCCATTGTTCAACCTTAAGAAGGTCTGCTTGTGTAGATGGATTACTAAGACCTAATGTAAAGTTATTTAATTCATCTTCAAAACCTAAAACGTATAAGTGAATAATTGCAACTTTATTCAATTCTTGAATCATAGATTTTTGTATTCTATTGATTGTTCTAGCGAAACGAATATCTTGTAGTGCTAAGTTTTTACCATCACCAACAACCTCTTCAAAACCTAAAAACGCTTTTGGAACACGAAGTGCCGTCAATAATTTCTTTTGAATATATTCAATATCTGCAATCTCAGATAGGTTCTGAGCACCAGGAAGGGTGTCTATCGGATTTGGTGCGTTAGGGTCTCTAACAGGTATAAAATAATCTTGGTCAACTGCCATTTGGTTATAACGTAAATCCACATTTCCATTTTGTGGGTCAGCAATTTGGTCACGTTTAAACTTATTGGCTACTCTTTGAACATACGGTTCAACATCTTTATCATCCATATTACCAACAAACACTTTGAATACTCTTCTTTCAGGTGCTCTTGATGTTCTATATATTAACATCGCATCTTCAGAAAGAATAAGTTGTTTCCAAATTCTTCTGGCTTTTTCCAACATAGAAGTTCCATAAGGAAGTTTACGGTCATCACCCAATAATCTAAAGTGAGCAATTTCCCACGTGTTAAATACCATATCCTTATTTTGCCATAAGAATTTAAGTGAATCGTTATCTGTTTCTGTTGAATTTCTTTCAGGTTTAATCTTCATACCCCTTTCTTGACGGGTAATCTCGATGTTAGGTAATTGCTGAGCACCCATCACACCTTTTTCGGGGTCTAATTTTAAATACACAAAATTATCCCCATATTTACAAGTATTTCTTGTCCACATAGGAAGATTAGTAGAGATGTCAAGTCGATTGTTAAATAAGTCACCAAGAACTGATTTAATTCGCTTACTTTCTGAGTAAATTTGTAATATATATCCATCTTCATTTGTTGTTGTCGATTCTTCCGCATAGATATCTAAAGCTGCAGAAATTTCAGGAGTGTACTCCATACTTTCATAATCATAAAAAGAAGCTAATCTTGTTGGTTCATAATAAACCGCTTGAGTATAAAGATTATTTTCTATTTTCTGCCATTGCTGACCAAGATATAAAGTTTGTTGAGCTTGTAACTTTTCTTTTTCATATTCTTGTTTGTTAGGAGTTTTAAGTAATTCCTTTTTATCAAACTTAAATACAGGGGCTTGTTGGTCCAATGTTGAATCAGGACCAAAAACTTTAGTAAGTCTTTGCCATATAGTGTAATTTTCTGCCATTATCTTTTATTCATAAATACTAACTAAATTTAAATTAAACTAAATAATTAAAATTTACCAAATAACCACGAATGATTTTTATAATCATCTTTTGTTGCATTCCTATTCATTCTGTTTTGGTTTATTCCACCCGGCATTACAGGAATGTTTGGGTTAAATTCGTTAGATGTGTTTTTTACCGGTGTTTCATTAACCATCCAACTCTCCATCATTGCTTTTGTTTGTTCAGTAACCTTTTCTAACTGTGTAAATGAATTTTCACCTACGTATATTGCCATAGCAATTGCCATAATAAGGTCATCGTGTTGACCCTTTTGGTGGTCAGGTCTACCATTGATATAAACAAATGTATTTAATTCATTTAAAAGTCTTGAAGAGCGTATCGCAAAGTTATGTCTCAATGATTCTTCAAACGATGCAACTATTTGAACACGTTTACTGTTAAAATTTAAACCAGGAATCTTTTCATTTACTTTAGGGTTATATTTCCATTTATCTGCCGAGTTAACACCTTCAACATATAGGTTTTTATAACCCATTTCTTGTAGTTTACGTGATGTGGAAACACCCATACCACCGGTAATATCAATAACGATAAAAGCACTATACATTGTCGCCCATTTAAATGCAATTTCGGCAACAACATCAGGTGGAACTTTACCTAAGTATTCTAACACCTGTTCTCTCTCGTCAAAATCAATAATAGTAAATGTCGTAAAATCCTCACTATCACCACGAGAAACGTCAATACCCATAATATATTTATGTCCTTCAATAGGTTCTTTCCATTGCCACAATGCACCTCCCATAAATTTATTCTCAGGGTTTCTTATGAATTTTTCTTTAATAACTTCTATAGTTTCATTCGGAATAACGTTATCACCAGACCCAAGAAAATTACATTCTAGTTCCTGCGCAATTTTTCTCCTATCAAATTTAAGTTTTTTAGCCATACCTTCGAACCACGAAGAATACGCTTTGTATCCGTCTAATAATTTTTCTTTAATTTCCTTAAAGTTCCTTTCACGGGGATTAATATGTGAATAATCTATAATTATTTCATCATCATTATAATCCTCACGGTTCAACATATAGTGAACTATGTCTTTACATTTAATAAGTTTAAAATCTTTAGCATAACGAGGGTCACGATACCAAAACATTTCAGTTATTTTGAAATCATTCATACCCCTTAAGGCTTGGTCATAAATTGTATAATATATTGGGTCAAATCCGTTAGGTGTTGAAATAACTATAACTTTACCACCTGTAGAAAGTGATGCCATACACGCAGACCAGAAATCATCATCAGCATCGATAAAGGCTGCCTCATCAAAAATAAGTATAGTTGGTGTATAACCACGTAAGGCATCTTTAGATGTTGCAACTGCTTTAACCTCACATCCATTTGATAGTTTAAAATGTCTTTGTGAATTTTTTTCAGCTGAGAATGTAATACCAAACCATGTTGGCCATTGGTCAACAAAAGACCTAACTTTATTAGCAAACTCCATAGATGTATCGAGTTTGTTTGCGATGATTAGAATCTTCTCAGGTTTTTTCTTAGATGCGGTAACTAATTTTTTAGAAGACCAAGCAGCGGTAACTGTTGATACACCCGCCTGACGATACTTTAAGGCAATATTTTCCTCATAAGTATCATAATCATTAATAAGATTAATTTGGTCAGGAAATAACTCTAAAGGAACGTATTGTGATTGAGTATTATCGTATGTTTGGAGATAGGTTTTTAATGCATAAGGAGTATCTTTTACACATTTGGCATATTCCAATAAAGCTTGTTCACGTGATAATCCCATCTATACATAATAATTCTATTTTATGATAAAGAAATACCTAAATCACCCAAGAAACCTGAAAGACCATCATTATCGTCCTCGTCATCATCATCAAATTGTGACATTGCATCTTCATAATCTTCAGTTTTCAATTCTTCAATGATTTCATCAACCATATTAGAGACAATCTTCTTTCCTTCATTTGAACCTGATAAAATCATCTTAGCAACCTCAAAAAACTCTTCAGTTGTAAGTGCTGAGAAACGAGAGAATAAATAATTTTGAATTTCTCTCATATCATCTTCATATAACTTATCAGGGTAAGCTTCAGTAAACTTTTCCCAAATAACAGGACCTAAACGTAAATCCCATATTTCATAAGGTAGAGTGTCAGTTTGACTCATTACCATTTCAGCAGATTTAGGGTCGTCAGGTAATCCTTGAGTTCCCATAACTTCATAAACACCTTTTACCAATTCGTGAACCAAAATAGGAAAGAATAATCCCTTAGCCCTAATTGTTGGTGGGTCAGTTGTTTCATCGACCTCTTCTTTACCTTCCATACCTTGTCCACTTTGTGCGGCACTCATAACCATTTGGTCAGGTAGAATCCAATACAATAAATCATTAATAGACATTA